ACGCTCATTGAAGAACGGCGGATGCTTGAACAGCAAGTCCGGCGTGAGACTTCATCCGGTGGAATCAGCCTCGGCAAGATGAATCGAGGTGGCCGATGATTGGAAAGTTCATCGATTCGGTCGTCTCGGCGGTCAATCCGATCGCAGGATTGCGACGGGCTCAGGCTCGTAAGGTGCTCAGGTCGTACCAAGGTGGCGAACCATCGCGGGTATCGTCCAACAGGCATCCAAAGAACAACCCGGCTGACATCGAGCTATCGGGGCCATTCGGAGCGAATCAGATTCGGGCATGGGCTCGGGATCTTGTACGCAATAACAGCTACGCATGGGGCGTGGTAGATACGATTGTCTCATCGGTAGTCGGTTGCGGGATCCGTGCCCAAAGCACTTTTGAGACTCCCGAAGGTGACGATGTCGAACCGATCAATGATTCGCGGGATAAGATTTGGGGCGAATGGTGCGAAGTTTGCGACATTAACGGACAGCATACATTCGATGAACTCCAGGCCCTATGCCAGCGTGAAATGGTCGAAGCAGGCGAAGTCCTGATTCGCATCCTACCTTTACCATCGACCGAATACAAAGGCATCTCAAGACCGGTTCCATTGGCCCTTGAAATCATCGAGGCCGATCGGTTGGCAGGTGACAAAGATACCTATGCAAGCGGGATTGCTAGAGATGGATCTAACCGAATCGTTCGCGGGGTCGAGGTCGACGAGTTTGGAAAGCCGGTTGCCTATTGGATTTACAAAGACCATCCCCTACAGCCCTACGCTTTCACTAGAACGCCTGAGAGAGTGCCGGCTAGGGAAATACTCCACTTATTCCGGCAAGAGCGTATAGGTCAAACCAGAGGCATTTCGTGGTTCGCTCCGGCTCTGTCCTCGATTCGGGATCTTGGAACTTATATTGACAACGAGCTACAAGCTTCGGCGGTCGCGTCATGCTTTACGGTGGCAATCAAGACAACAACACCGGTTGGAGACTTGGTCAATCCTGACGGCGAGAGCAACACCGATGCGGCTGGTAATCGCGTTAGGCACATCGAGCCAGGTCTAATCCTCGATCTTAATCCAGGAGAAGACGTTGAAGGAATCAACCCAGGCAGGCCTAACACCGGAGCCGACGCATGGATTAAAACGATCCTTCGCGGGGTTGCAGTCGGAACCGGGCTATCGTATGAGGTTGTCGCAAGGGACTACAGCCAAACATCCTATTCATCGAGTCGAACTAGCCAACTTGAAGACCGAAGGCGGTTTCGATGTTGGCAGCAATACTTGATCCGTCATTTGCTGCAACCCGTTTGGGATCGGTTTTGCGATGCTGCGGCTCTTTCGTCGGTCGATGGCTTTCCATCTTCGGCTGACCTGCTAGCAGATCGTCGGCGGTTCGCTCCGGTCGAATGGCAGACTCCCGAATGGGAATGGGTGGATCCTCAGTCAGAGCAAACAGCCTCGGAGATGGCTCTAAACTCGTTCACAGACACTTACGCGAATGTCCTTGGCTCAAGGGGTCGATCGTTCCGTCAAGTCTTCTACCAACGAGCCAAGGAAGATCGATTGCGAAAGAAGCTTGGACTACTGACCAACGAGGAAAAGCAGTTGCAAGTTTCGGCGGCTCAAAGCGGTGGACAATCGCCAACAGCACAGCCGCAACCAGGAACAGGCGAGATGATGGGGTTGTCTACGCTCCAATTCAATCGCAATCGAAAAGCAATCGCAAAGACTCTCGATGATCTTGCTAGCGGTGCGATCAGCGAATCGGTCGCTAAGGTCTTTTTATCCTCGATCGGAATGAGCGAAGCAAACGCGCAAGTGCTCATCGATGATGCGAAAGATGGAACGGTTGACACTCAATTGCCAGAGGTGCAAGCGTGAACAAGCAAGACCTGATTAAGCGACGAAAAGAACTTGACGATCGTAAGCGACCTGCGAACCTCGAAACCATCCAGCGTCAATTCGGAGCGGTCAAAGATGGTCGCGCGGTGATTGCAACCGAAACACCGATTGAAATCTACGATCAGTCGAGGGGATGGATCAAGCAAGTCCTGTTGATGGATGGCGTTGTTTTTCGCAACGGAAAAAAGCAATTGCCAATCGTCGATTCGCACAACGATAAAACCGTTCGCAACGTCTTTGGCTCGATTCGCAATATCAGCATCGAAGCCGATCAGCTTATCGGCGATCCTGACTTTGCAAGCGATGCGGAATCTCAGATCGTTCGCACTCGGTTCGACGAGGGACACCTTACCGACTTTTCAATCGATGCAGTAATCTTGGAACGTCAGCTAGTTCCACAAGGCCAAAGCTACACAACGACATCAGGGCAGGTCATCGAAGGGCCGGCAGAGATCGTCACACGATGGGAACCACATAATGCGTCGATCTGTGCAACGGGTGCAGATCCTAATTCCACTGTTCGTCGGTCGTCTGACCGGAAAGAGGTAACGAGAATGGACGAGTCTTTGATGAAGACTTTGGCCGGGCTCGGAGTGCCGGAAGGCATGACCGATCCAAGTGCAATCATCGCTTTTTTAGCCGGAAAGCTAAGCGGTTCTGTTGAGGAAGAATCCTCAGAGCAAACACCACTGGGCGAAGTCGAAAACATGGAAGGCGAAAAGCCTGCCGAAGAAGTCGCAGAGCGTGCCGAGCACACTGGCGACGAAATGAAAGTTGAAAAGATGGAAGAAGAAGTAAAGGCCGAAGTTGAACGTCAACTCAAGGCCGATAAGGTTCGTCGTCAAACAATCCTCAATCATTGCAAGTTGGCCAAGCTTGAGCGAAGCTTTGCTGATTCGCTGATTGAAGATCAAACCGTTACCGTTGAAATCGCTCAAGAAAGGATCATCCGAGCTATGGCTCAACAACCATTGGGAGCCGTAACCGGCTCGAACCTTCGCGTTACCGAAAGCGAACAAGATAAGTTTGAAGCGGCTGCTAAAGCTGGCTTTACTCAGCGATGCTTTCAAGGCAACATTACCAAGACTCAGGCTGAAAAGGCCGAGGGCGATTCGCACTTTAAGAGTCTCGGAGTCTATCGACTTGCCGAAGCTTGCGTTCGTCGCATGGGAATTGATCCTGAAAAGCACAGCAAGTCCGAAGTTGCTCGCATGGCGATGGGTCATAAGCCCACTTTGGATCGGGTCAAGCGTGCGGTTGGCGATGCTTACCATACGACCGGATCGTTCCAAAACATCCTGTTCGATGGACTTAACAACACCTTGCGAGCGGCTTATGACGAAGCCCCTTACACTTGGTCGTTCTGGGTTCGTCAGCGTCAAAGCGTTGAGGACTTCAAAGATATTCACGCAACCCAATTGAGCGAATTCCAGAACTTGGAAGTCGTTCCAGAGGGCAAAGAGTACCCTGAAAAGAAGATGAGCGATCGTCGCAAGACCTACAATATAGACAAGTTTGGAGCAAACTTTTCGGTGACATGGGAAACGATTGTCAATGACAATCTTGATGCACTTTCGCGCATCCCAACGATGCAAGGAACTGCGGCTCGTCGGACTCAGGAAAAGTTGGTCTACGATACTTTCCTGTCCAATCCTCTGATGCCCGATGGGGTCGCTCTGTTTTCCGCTTCACACGCAAGCGGTCGAAACATTACGGCCGTAAGCCCAGCGGCTCCAAGCGAAACGACGCTTGACGAAGGTTTTGAGTTGATGAGCAAGCAAGTTGGGCTTAACGGCTCGTTGCTTAACTTGATTCCATCGGTGTTGCTGGTTCCACAAAAGTATTCCGCAACCGCATTGCGGATTACCAACAGCTTGTCGTTCGCTCAAAGCAACGGCAACGAGGGAATCAGTAGCTTGTACGGTGTCAATGGCGTTCGTCCGTTGCAAGTGGTTACAACCGCTTTGCTTGACAATAACAACACTACCAACTGGTACTTGATTGCATCGAGTTCGCTGGTTGACACCGCTGAGATTGTTTTCCTTCAAGGTGAGGAATCGCCAGTCCTTGAGAACGAATGGACGATGCTCAGCGATAAGTGGGACTTCAAGATTCGCCAATCAATGGGTTGTGCGATGATCGACCATGTCGGCTTCTACGGAAACCGTACCTAGTCTTAACTGACGATCTTTGCCCTTGGGTCGCTTGACCTGAGGGCTTTTTGGAATTGAACAAACAAACAAAAGGGATAAACGAAATGGCTGGACTTCGAGATTTTAGGAACTACTCCGATGACTTCATCGGGCCTGCGGTGTCTTTTCCAACTTCGGCGAATATCGCTTCGCCTTGGGTTTACGCGGTCACTGGTGCAGCACCTCCGACAGCACAACGCAACAACGATCGAAAGGTTCTGACTTTGACGAGTGCAAGTCAGATTCAGATCCTTGGCGGTTCGCATGGTGATGCGTTGGCGTTCGATATTGACGACATTCAGCGGGTTGTCATGCGAGCAAAGAACGGTGCATCGACCTTTACCAGCGGATCAATCTTGGTCTTCGGTGTCGGTTCGGCTCGGAATGATACCGCTGACAGCGTGACGGCTCATGCTTGGTTCCGAATGGAAGGTGCCAACAGCACGACAGTTGTCTATGTCGAAACCGACGACGATGTTCGAGATAACAATGATGTCTCGACAGGCGTGACGCTTGGCACAACCTACAAGGAGTTTGTGATTGACTTCACAGGCGGTAAGCAGGATGTCAAGTTCTACATCGACGGTCAGCGAGTCGCAGCGTCCACGACCTTCGATATGTCGAGCTACTCGGCTGGCCTTCAACCGATTGTCCAGCTTCAAAAAGCGGCTAACACCAATGCCGATGTTTTTGAAATGGACTACATCGAAATCGTTCCCAAGCGAGCCTAATCGATGTCACTTAGCGACATGGTCGAGCGAGATGCTAAGGCAGTGTTTTGCAACCCGAATGACTTCGCTGAACCCGTGACCTACTACAAGGAAAACGGCAAGGCAAGGCACATAAACGCGGTTGTGATTCGTGACGCTTTAGCGATCTTGCCTGAGGACGGCGATACAATCACGCCAGTCTTCGAGGTTCATGTTGCGAATGATGGAGTCGAAGGAATCTTGAGCGAAGAATTGAACCTTGGAGGGGATCAGATCGCATTCTCTCCAAGGGTCGGTAAACAGGTCGAGCGTCGAGCTGTTACACGGTTGATGGGTCACGATAACGGGATGTTGCAGCTAGAATGCCGGTAAGCATCCTCGAATCCATCGCGGAAACTCTCTACAATCGCTTAGAAGCGATGATAGGCGATTCCGTGACGTATCCGATCGATGTCCTAGAAGTTGTTCGTCCTACGCAGTACGGCAACTTCACCCCGTCCGATAGACAGATTGTTTTGACCTTAGGGCCAGAACAAAACATCCCTGAGTTTACTTGCCCAGGCAGCCCTCCAGCGGTTGCATGGGAAAGGATATTTAACATTCGATGCCACTTGGCAACATCGGAGCGAAACCCCGAAGCGATCGATTCCATTCTAAATGAATTCGCTGCGAATGTTAAAAAGTGCGTTTGCAGTCCAGCTAGTTCATGGCACACACTGGGCGGTTATGCGATCAAAGCAGATTGGGGAACGATTCAACCGTTCACCAGCACAGGGGGAATTGACGGAATCAATTTACCTTTGCGAGTTACCTATCGAGTCTCCGAAAACGATCCGTACACGCAGAGGTGACCCATGCTGCTTGATTTCACAGTCGATGAGGAAAAAGTCTTTGAGGCTCAGCAGAAGCTGCTTGACTTTGCTGACGGGATGGATCGAGCTTTTAACTCTGCCTTTGAAGATTCGGTATGGGAAAGCAAGGCTACTTCGACGCGCGAAGTAAAGACGATGATAAACATCGAGGAAGCAGAAGCGGAGATCGTAGAAGCGGTTCCATTCTTTGCCGACATTCGATTGGGTCGCGAAGTCAACTTGAAACTACTAGATCGATCAATTCCTATGCAGGCTTTCAAGGCAACCCAAACAGCAGAGGGCGTTGTCTTGCAACTCACAAGGGCCAACACTTCGCAAGTTTTCTACAAGTCGCACTTCGGGCCAAAAATCGCTAGGCTCGGCGGGAACATTTACCACAGGGCAGGAAAAAAGCGATTCCCAATCATCAAGGTTGCAGACATCAAGGTATCGAAGATCGACGGCGTTCCAGAGACGTTCCGAGAATCGGTCAAAAAATACAGAGTAGCTATGGTTCAACGTCTGGAAAAAAAGAAAAAAGAACTCGTACAAGAATACGGAAAGGGTGTCGCTTATGTTGCTACGCAAACTTAGTACGCTTGGGGCAAAGATTGAATCGACGGTTGGAACTGCGGCAACGCTTGCGGCGGCTGATTGCACGGTCAATGCCTACAATCTTCTGATTCAGCCTGAGTTTGAATTTGAGGAGCGGCAAGGGCAAGGTGGATTCGGTCGCTTAGCGTCGATCGCAGGAGCTCGCAGGGGTCGCGCAACATTCTCGATCGATCTTGCGTATGATGGCTCGACTGTTCCGGCATGGGCTGATTTATTCCTGCCTGCTTGCGGATTCATCAAGAGTTCATCGACGTTTAAGCCAAAAACCCAGGTTCCTGACTCTGGAACTGACGTTAAGACGATCACCATCGCGGGATTTTTTAACGGCGTTCGTCGTCAGATTTACGGGGCGATGGGGACAGCCAGGATCTTACTACCTACTGGTCGCATGGGTCGGATCGAATTTGACTTCCAAGGCGTCTACAGCGATGAATCAGACGTTGCGATTCCATCATCGATCAATTACGTCAACACGCTCCCGCTACGCATTGCAGGCGGGGCTACAACGTGGAACTCGGTCAATCTCTGTCTGGAGTCAGCAACTATCGATCTTGGCAACGTGCTGACCGCTAGGGAGTGCAGCACCTCGGTTGCAGGGATCGATAACTTCGTTGTGACGGATCGCAACATCCGAATCACTGGCAATCCTGAATCGAAATTGATTGCTACTCAGGATCGTTACTCTCAGTTCAGGGATTCCACCGAAGCCACACTTTCGTTTACAATCGATGGGCCTTCGACTTCGACTTTGGTAATCTCTGCTCCAAAGGCTCAGATTGTCGCGAAGCCGATGGCAGAGCGTAACGGAATCATGATCGATCAATTGGAATGGCAAGCGAACAAAAACGTAGACGCTGCCGACGAAGAACTAAGCATTATTTTCAACCATGCAGCATAACACTTTTCCGGCAACGATTGACGGTTGCGAAATTGAGTTTCAACTAAAGAGGCTCAAGTTTCGCGACCAAGAAGATGTGGTTTCGCTTATCAGTACGATCAGTACCGATGGTAAGCATGAAGCGATCAAGGCTATCCGTCAAGCGATGCAAATTTGCTTGCAGGGATGGAACCTGGAAAAATCGATCGATCAATGGGACACAGAGCTTGACATCGTTCAAGCTATCCAAGTGGTTAATCGATGCTTGCAAGGAAATACGCCAACGGAGGCCGAAAGAAAAAAATCCGAGTAGCCGCATTCATCCGATGCGGCGAACTTTGCAAAAGCTGCTCTCGGCGGCGTTGCGAGTACGAACCAACAAAAGAGCAACCGGTTCAGGTTCCTTGCATTGATTGCGAGGGTTCTGGACTAGACGGAAAAACACCTTGCGAGGTTTGCGATGGAACTGGATTTTTCGATGTGGCCAAGTGCCCGAAAGATTATGTTGGTCATCGCGTTTCAGTCGCTTCTAATTCGCTTGCGTATCTCGATAAGGGCATCCTTCCAGATGCCGGAGGTCTTAACGATCAGTCGGCATGGCTTGTTGCGACTTGGGACGCACTGCAAGCAGATTGCCAACGCATCGAGGAAGAAAAGAGGCGTAAGTAATGGCTGATATCGAAGTCACACTTGGAGCGAAAAACGAAGCTTCGCAGGTTCTTAAGAACTTCCAGGCTGAGGTCACAAGCACGGCTCAATCGATCGAGTTCTCGTTTCGCGGATTAGCTCAGTTGGCTGGAGCTACAGCGGCGGTCGTTGCTTTGGTTGAGGCGGGCAGAGCGTTATTTACCTTTACCTCGGATTCGCTTGAAGCATTCGACAAAACGAACCGATCAGCGATCAAACTCAAAGAGACTCTTGAGGTTATTCCAGGTGCAGCGGTCGATGCTGCATCGGAATTGCGAAAGACGGCTGAATCGCTTGAAGGTGTAACAAACATCGACGCAGGCAAGATCCTCGAATCAATGACGGGGGCTCTTAGGCGCGGTGCTAATCCTCAGCAGATCGACGAAATGGCAGAGGCTGCAATCGGTCTATCTAGGGTCTTTGATCGAGATTTGCAATCCTCGATGCGGCTTGTTGAGCAAGCAACCGAAGGAAACTTTGAAGCGTTTCGCGGTCTGATACCGGGGATCGATTCGCTTGCAAGCAACACCGAAAAACTAGCGGCGGTTGAAAAGCTAGCCGAAGCAGGACTGACCAACAAGGCGAAAGCAGCAAGGGACGCAATCGAAGCGGCTGACGCTCTTTCGATGAGCACGAACAAGCTTCTAAAAACAGTCGGAGAATTGCTAGCTCCGATTCGCGATGTAGTCTATCGAGGGTTTACGATCTTCTTTGATTTCTTGACGAACCAAATGAATCCCGGTCTTGAATCGTTCGATGAAACGGTCAAGCAAGTCAAGCAGACGGTCGAAGGGTTCGCGATGTCGATTGCGACTTCATTCGTCACAGGGTTTACGATCGCAGAAGCAGCGATTCAAAACTTCGGGGATATTCTCAAGCTAGCGATCGATTCGGCAACATTGCAGATCGTTCGATTGTCGCAGGACATCCCGCATATGTTCCAAGGGATGCTCACTCAAGCGACCTACATTGCCGAGAACCTTGGCAACCTTACTCTCGATCTTGTTCGCGGTGATATAACTTTCGATGAAGCTTTGGGACGCTTGCCACCTATCGCAGAGCGAACCGTCACAGAGACAGAGATCGCATTGCAAAAAGCAATTGACGACGCGGCTGGAAATCTCGTTGAGGGTTACTCGGAGAAGCTAAAAGAGCGACTTGAGCAACTGCGAAAAGGTTTTGATTTCAAGGCAGAAATCGACCTAAAAGAAAAACCAGGGTCGGGCAAAGGATTACTTGACACGCTACGCGATTTGCAAGGCTTTGAATCTCGCGTCCTAACCAGGGGGCCAGGGACAAGCCCGATTGATAAGCTTGTTCAGAACACGGAAAAGACTAACGCTCTGCTGGGTAGCAT